TTGACTCCCGAGCGTTATAAAAAAGTAATGGAGAGCCAGTACCAAGATCGTGGTTTACTTGGCCTTGGCATTGTGAAAGGAACGACTGAAAATATTGAAGGTTATCCCGAAGTTCGTATTGTCGGTTTTCCTGTTGGCTTGCAATCTGCTGGCGCCTTGGCAGGTGGGGTTATTGGCGCACAGCAAGCTTTCAAACGCCCTGGGCTAACCACCAGGGGACGCGCTGGAATTACGCTTGCTGGCTCTTTAGCTGGTGCAATGCTTGGTAATTTAACCAACAAAGCAATTGCTTCTGCGCAAAATAGCCCTGAAAAATTACCTTCTACGTTTGAGTACCAGCAAAACATGTAGGCTGGTAAAATTAAAGTATTAAAACAACAAAGTAATAGCTAATAGCCATGGCACTTGTTGATCAGTACGGCAGGCCTTTACAACCTACTCCGCAAACTGGAACTCCTGGCTTCGGTTTGCAGGATGTAATCGGCGGCGAAATGTTTAATCGTGCACTTAATAAAGCACGAGAAGCCGGTAGTACCGCTGCCGAAGCAGTTGGTTCTCGTGTTGCAGCCCAAGGAGGCGCCGGTGAAATTGCACGTAAGGGTTTAAATCTTGCTGGTCGTTACGCTCCTTTGGTTGGCGGCGGCATTCAGCTCCTTCAAGGTGATCCCATGGGTGCTGCTGGTTCAGTTATCGGCGGCATGCTCGGAGCCCCTCTGGGACCGGTTGCCTCCATTGCAGGCGCTGCTTTGGGCGGCCCACTGCTCAAGGGGGTTGCGGGCCTTGCTGGTCAAGCTGCACAGGCTGCCACTGGCGCCCAACGTGAAGCTGGTCAGTCACCTGGTTTAATCCCTGGCACCAGCAGTGGCATCGGCTTCTCGGATTCCGATATTAAACGTATTGAGCAACTGTCGAAGATCACTGGTCAGAGCCAAGTAGACATCGCTCGTCAGATGTTGCCTGTTTCTAATCAGTACCGTGATGCTGAAATGCAGCGTCAGATGCAACTCAATCAGCAGACAGGTCAAATTACTGGCGCTTTAAATCGTCAAATGTATATGGCCCAACTTGCGGGTGGCGCCCAAGCCCAGGCTGGCGAAACAACCCGCACTATGATGACTGCCGCTAATCCGTATGCTGCTTCCGCTTTTCAATATCGAGGGTGATAAAAGTGACTGAATTAACTCAGTTTAAATATTCCCCCGAAGCGGTAGCTTCTTTTTACAATCAAGTAAAAGGCCTCCCGGAGTGGTTGCAACGTGACATTTATGACACCAATTTTAAACCTGCAAAAAAAGGTGAATTAACAGAGGCAATTGAAGCCTTCAATCAAATTAGAAAAGAAGAAGGCAGTATTGAAAAAAAAGAAAAAGAGCTTCGGTTATTAGGTGAGTTTCAAAAAGAGCAAATGCGCCAAGCTGCGCCATATAAACTTTTATTTAGCTTGCCTGGTCAGATCACAGAGGCGCTTACGCTTCCCGGACAGATTCGACTGGCGGGAGCTACGGCTGCCAATCAAGCTGCAATGCGTGGAATTGAAGTCGCCGCAAATATTTCTGCACAACCTTTTGCAATGCCCGCAAGACCGAATATTCAATATTTTTAATCGGGTCGTTTATACTTATTGAATGAGGAGGTAACATGGTTGTTTTTAAAGGCGCTGATGTAGTAACAGGCCTTTTGGGCCTTGGCTCTATTGGCACCTCAATTTTTGGTGGGCAAAGCGCTGCTCAGGCTCAGGCAGACGCTCTCCGCGCTCAAGTTGAAGGTGCTAACTTTAGTGCTCAATTGCAAACAAATGCAGCCGCCAACAAAAGAGCCCAAGAACTTTTGGGCATGCAATTTGGTGAATTTGTTGCTGCCCCAAGAGAACTTGAGCGCCAAAAAGAAGCACAAAAATTCCAATTTGGTGAGCTTGGTGCACTCCAACGCGCCGGTCGCCAAGAAGACATGCGTCGTCAGGCTTCGTTTGCCACCTCGGCTTTAGGTCGCGACACGGCACGACAAGCTGCGATGTTCCAAGAACGCCTTGAACGTGCCAAGGCTCGTGGCGCATATAGTGGTTTGTTTGGTCCTATTGCATCTGACTTTACTTAAGGAGATAAATCATGGGTGGCTCTGGAGGCGGTGGAAGTCCAACATATGTACAACCAAGCGATCCGTATGGTGATGCGCTGAAGAAATACCAGCTGGAACAGCTGCAGAAGGCTGATGCTGCTGCGGCTGAAGAAAAGAAACTCAAAGCTGAACAGGAGGCTGCTAAACGGCAAGCCGCCACCCTTGGTTTTGATCCCTTCAAAGAAACGCTGAAGAAACAACTTTCAAGCGGTTTACTTTCTTATCAAGAAGCCCAAGCCGAGCTTCAAGACTATTCTTCCAAATATGACATTGGTCCTCAGCCCGGAGCCCTTCAGGGGCTTACAGATTACTATCTGACAGAGATTCAACCAACACAACAAAAGTCTCAGATTGAAACTGCGTATGAAGAATTGCTTGGTAAGGGCCCATCTTCTGAGCAACTGGCTAAAGCGCAAAAAGGTTTTCAGTCCGGTTACTACAAATCTGTTGGCGATCTGAAAGAAACTCTTAAATTGAGTGACGAATATCAAGAGAAGTTCAATAAGAGCTATCTTGATAATTATTATGAAACGATGTTTGGAAAAGCCCAAAAAGATACGGCTGGAACCAAACGGTACAACTTTAAATTACAAGAGACTTTCCTGCCTAAATACGTTGGCGACCTTGCCCAGCAAACCGGCGTTCAAGTTCCTACTTTCCAAACAGAATTTACTGGAACAGCTGGTGAAATTGAGGCAAACCTGGATGCCATCAAAGAAACTAAAAAGTTTGTTTACAGTGCAGGTTTGACTAATCTCCAGGGTGAAATTGACAAGGAAACACAGAAGCTGAAGAACGAAGGCGGCAAGGAAATTGCCAGGATTCAACAAGAAGGTGGTCTATATTCCGCTCTTGTTGGTGCGTTTAACTTTAGTTGAGAATTAACTTGTTATAATTAATTTAGTTCTTTTAAAGACAAATGACTGTCGCTGAAACCGACTATTTTGACATTACTAAGTTCCAGCAGCTTCTTGACAAGCTGGAAGCTTCTAAAATTAAGCAGCAAGGTGAGAAGTCGAAGGAAAGCCGTCGCGACATCTTCGCTACTGGCCTTGCTCAAATGATGAGCAACTTCTGATTTTTTCTTGTAACATTAATACGCCATGACCAGCACTCCTTCCAGCACGTATAGCGTTGACGACTGGTTTGATCTCCAGAAGTACAAGGAAGCTGCTGGCGTGGCGTACGAATTTTCCAAGAAAAAAATGGAGAGCGCTGGTGAACAAGAACGTGAAACCATTGGCAAGGGCGCAGAAGAACAGCGCACTTCCTCTGAACAAGCCCAGCGATTCAAAGAAGGAGAAGAAGCCCGAGATTACGGCCAGGCCCAACGAGCTTATCGATATTGAGTTATTTGATTCTTGGGTCGATAATCTAGACGCTTCTACCCAAGAATCATTCTGCGCTTTTGCTGCAGATAATTACTCGGTTATTGAAATTTATCTTTATTCTCGTTTCCTTGGTTACAAGGGGACTATTTCTGCGTGCGATCTTTGGGTTAGAGATCATTACGAAAAACCTGATCATCGCAAGAAACTTCTGTATGAGATCGATGAAATGCAGGAGGACGTGCGTAAATTGCGAGAAGACGTAGAAAATGGTGTCGTCAAAAGAGACGCTGGCGTTGCTCGGATTGCTTCAATGCAAAAAGAAATTCGCGGCCACATTGATCAAGTAGAAAAATTTACGAATACCAAAGATCGCAAAGGATTGCTCATGGCCGGCGCCGATAGGGCAATTCGTGAACTCATGTTCATTTTCAAAGACGATCCAATTGAAATCCCCCTGGAAGAAGCAACAATGAGTGTGTGGGCGCGTATGCAACTAGAAGAATAATCCTTGCTATAAAATATTGATAGTTAATACAACTGCAATGGGAGCAGGGAAGAAGATACCAGGCCAACAAATGGCTGGTAAATATTCGGGCGCAATGAATGCCGCGAAGTCGCAAGGTCTTCCCGCAAAAGGTCCGCAGCCTCAACCCACTGCTCTCGACAAACTTGCATCGTAATGGCAAAAAACAAAATGCCGCTCGAGCTTCTGGAGCACTTCAAAAAGAAAGAAGCCAAAAATGAGGACGGAACCGAGATGTCCGACAAAGAGAAGCGTAAGGCTGCTCTTGATAAAGCACGTAAATATCAAGAACAAAAGAAGAAAAAATAAAGTAGTATTCAGATAGAAGACTATTTTATTTCGTGCCAAGTTATACGCATCTTGCATACAGGCGCAACGCTCGCGCTGCTGCACGGCAACAGCAGATCCGTGTTCCGCGTAATGCAGACTCCTTGGCATTGGCCCGAGAAGACTTTGGTTTTTTCTGTGAGTACGTAGCGGATAAGCCTCCGGCTAAACATCACCTTAATTGGCACCGTCACTTTGTGACGCACGAAGATAGCAGCTGTCTAATTAAGATTGCTGGCCCCAACGTTGATTTGCTTGCTCCCAGGGGATCAGCCAAGTCAACCGTCCTCGGTTTGCTTACTGCCTGGGCCATCGGAATTCATACGCAAGCCAAACTCCCATTACAAATTCTTTATCTTTCTTACACGGTTGATATTGCGCGTTCTAAATCGGCTACGATCAAACGGATCATTGAAAGCAAGCGATACCAAGAGGTTTTTCCAAGTGTTCGGTTGATGAAGAATGTAACCAGTAATGAATACTGGTCTATTGATCATCGCTTTGCTGGCATTGATACCACCGGCGACGAACAATTTACCCTTTGTGCTGCGGGTCTCAAGGGTTCGGTGACCTCCAAGCGTTCACACTTGGTGATGATTGACGACGCCATTAAGTCTGCCGCTGATATTGCCAATCCTGACATTCGCAAACAAATGCAGGAAAACTGGAACGCAGTTATTGCGCCAACGATGTTTGAAGGTGCGCGAGCGATTTGCCTCGGTACTCGTTTCAGGCATGATGACATTCATTCGACCACATTCAACGAACAAAATAATTGGAACCAGATTGTTCTTTCTGCAATTCAGACAAATCCCAAAACTGGTGATGAAGAGTCCTATTGGCCAGAGATGTGGTCATTGGATTATTTAAAAGAAAAGAAAAGGCAAGCCCCAATTGCTTTCTCGTTTCAGTACATGAATCAAATCGTCAGACAAAACGAACTGTCCCTGGCGCCGGAACTAATTGTTAAAGCAGAAATTGCAACCGAATTTGATACGCTTGGAATTGGAGTTGATCTATCGGCGGGCACAAAAGAAAAGAATGATTACACCGTGATGATTCTTGGTGGGCGCATTGGCGATCGGATTCACATTATTGATTACCGCAGGCTTCGCGTCATGGGCAACCTTGAAAAACTTGACGCCATGAAAGAATTGTTAAACGATTGGTCTGTAATTGGCAGAGATGATAACGGCAATTACTTCCCAACTTATTCGACGTGCGATATTTGGAGCGAAGCTGTTCAGTACCAAGCATCTCTTGAGGCGGACTTTAAACGCATTTGCTTAAACAACGAAGGACTCTATAACTTAATTTGGCACCCTGTCAAAGGATTCCGTGCGGATAAACTTGCACGTTTCCGTGGCATTATGGGTATGTTTGAGGATCGAAAAATTATCTTTAATCGTTTTCGTAATTTTACAAATCTCTTTGAAGAGCTTACGAATTTTGGCGTCAGCGGTCACGACGACACGGTTGACGCGTTAGTATGGTTGGTAACAGGCCTGATGCGAAAAGGCCAATTACATATCGACTATTAGTGGAACGTTTAAACCCAGCAACTGGCGAGCCCTGGAAATACGGAGAAGTTGGGTTAGATGGAAGGATTTTCTTGGCTTATAGACGTAAATCAAGAATTAATAAAGACGGTACTTTTCAAATGAATTGGTTAAGCTCTGAAGCGTGGGCTAAAAGAAAAATAAGCTGCACAGAAGCGGCAAAGCGATCTCAAAAACGTAATGCAAAAATTATTAAAGATGAAAAATTAAAACGAGGTTGTGAAAAGTGTGGGTATAAAGAACATCATGCTGCGCTTGATTTTGATCATATTGATCCAACAACAAAACGTCGTGATATTGCAAAAATGCACACAACAAATGTTAAATCTTTAAAAGAAGAAATTAAAAAATGTCAAGTTTTATGTGCGAATTGTCATCGTATAAAAACATACGAGGAACGTTTGTCTTAGTATTCTCGTTTGGCTTGTTACTGGCTTAGTAAGAAAAGGTCAACTCCAGATTGATTACTGAATTTAGAATTGTAAAAAAGAGTTTTTTGTCGTGGGACCGGAGTACCTTGCCATTGGCATTACAGCAATTGTATCCGCTTTTACGGGTGGATCCTGGGTTGCCAATAAACTATTGGATAGACAAAGGGAACGAATACAGCAAGCCCTTGACTACACGAATTCTCAAAAGCGCAGGATTGATGTTTTGGAAGACCAGATTAATCGCATGCCTTTGGACTACGTATTAAAAGTTGATTTTCTGCGAGAAATTCAAGAAATGCATAACAATTTTCGGCAGATCAACGATAAGCTTGATAAGCTTATGGAAAAGCTTTTGTCCAAATGAGTTACATTCTTGAAGTCGAGCAAGACGAAAATGGCGAGCAGTTTATTGTTCTTCCCGATGAAGTATTGGAAGAGCTTGGCTGGCAAGAGGGCGATATCCTTGATTGGGATGTAAGGTCTAACGGAATTGTTCTTACTAAAGTTAATGATCCGGCGGGTTATGAAGTTATAGATGAGTAGAATAAATAAAAAGAAATAGTGCGATGTTTTACGGCGGTGAATCAAATGTCCCTGGCGCCCCGGGGAATTTGTTGGCAGGCAGCCCAAGCTTTGACATTCGACGTGTACCTGGTGCGCTAGGTGGTCGCTCCGGTGAGCAACTGCGTCGTTTATATGAAGGCGGCACTCAACAGAACCAACAGCTCAACGAAGAGCTAATGAAGCGTGGAATTATGCCTGGATCTGGCCCACAATTGCCAATGGCTTTTGGTAGTAGCAATCTTCCAACAGCTGTTGGAAACATGGCAGGCTTGGCTAATGCGACTTTCTTTGAAGGGCCGCAACTCGGCCAGGCATCTCCCCAGGGGGTTCCTTCTCAACCTTATGGAGGTGCGCCCAACCGTCAACTGACAGAAGAGGAAAAGGCCAAACTGCTTCAGCAAGGCACCCCGCCTCCTTCGAATTTTCGTGAACAGTTCTTCCCCAAGGCCGATTTAGTTCCCGGCTTCCAGGGCAAATATGTTTCGTAATGGCACAAGACGATAGCAAATATTCCAAACCTGAGCTTCGTGAGTGGATTAAAGATCGCGTCATGGCTTCCGACAAAGGCGGAAAGTCCGGCCAGTGATTTTGTGCTATTGTAAGAAAAGCACAAACCAACTAATGCAAAAGCTTTGCCGGGAATGCGGAACCCGAAAGACGCACGAAAATTTTGGGAATAAAGGGTATAACTCTGCTGGCAATATAAAAAGAGACAGCGTATGCAAGGATTGCAGATCTTTAGTCAACCGTCGATTTAAATTATTGTATGGAGCAGACGGTCAAAAACAATGCTCTAAATGTGCTCATTATTTAGATTGGGATTGTTTTAGAAGAAGAAAGCAAGACGGTAAATCATATCTTCATTCTTCATGCAAAGCCTGCAATAAACTAAGTTGGGATAAATGGGTAAACAATAACAAGGAGCATTATCAAAAAGTTAAAAAACAAGGACAAGATTTATTACACCACAATCACAAAAAATATGAGCGCAGAGGGATAACAAAAGAGCAATACGACATTGTGTTTGAAGCCCAAGAAGGTTTATGCGCAATTTGCCAAGAGCCTCCCAAGGATAAACAATCTTTAGCCATGGACCATAATCATCAAACCAATGAGTTCAGAGGTTTGTTGTGCAAAGAGTGCAATAGAGCTTTAGGTTTATTTGGTGATAATATAGATGTATTGACAAACGCAGTCACTTATCTTAAAGAGCGAGGAAGTTATGGCTGAAGACAAAAGCAAGTACACTAAACCAGACCTGCGTGAGCGCATTAAAAACAAAGTTATGCGTGAAGGCCGTGGCGGTAAACCGGGAGAATGGTCGTAGCCGTAAGGCTAACTAATTATTTCGGCTAGAAAAGCTCAGCTCCTTGCCCAGGAGTATGAAAAGGCTGGTGGCGGGTACCGAGGTGGAAAAGGAGAAAAGCAAAAATCTCTGGAGAAATGGGGGAAAGAAAAATGGATGACAAAAGACGAATATGAAAAACGCAGCAAAGCAAAAGAAGCGGCTAAAAAATACAAGGAGTCAAAATAATGGCAGTTGATAAAGCCATTCAGAAGGGATACACAAAACGCTACTTGCCGGAAAAGGCCTGGGCATCGCTGTCCAAAGAAGAGCGCGAGAAAACAGATCGCAAAAAGCGAGAGGGTAGTAAACAGGGCAAACAATTTATTTCAAATACTGAAACGGCAAAAAAAGCCGGAAAGGCTGCAAGAGCCTCTAAAGCCTATAAGACTGCTAAGATCAATAAAGATAAAGGGGAAAATAGTTAATGGCCGCAGGAGACGCCAAGGCTCGGCTTAAAGAAATCATTGATTCCTATCTTGAAAAAGATGGCGGAGGAATGATTGATACTGGCGTTGTTGCCGCCCACCTTGCGCAAATGCGGATGTTTGGCATTCGTCAAGGTGTTGAGTTTTTTCCGGCGCAAGATAACTTTGGCAATCAACGTAAAGATTTTGTTGATCGTGTTATTAAATACAACTCATTAGATGTACGCCTGGATTCGATCTGGGATTATTTCTTGTGCGACGGCCAAGGTCTTTTTTATATTCGTCCCACCAAGTCCAACTATCGTCTTTATTACTTCCGCAAACACGAATACAGGAGTTACTACAACATTGACGGTGAGCTTGATGAAGTGGTGATCATCTATAGCTATAAAGTCCGTAACGGCTTTGGTTACCAGCAAGACATCGAGATGAGTAATGTCTCTGGTCCCCTGGGCATGGGACAAGGTGGCGCCAAGCGTTATATCAGGCTGTCAATTAAACGTAAAACAATTGAAGAAACTCACTCGGAAGGTGAGATTTCTTTTGAAACAAACTATCAGTCTGTTCCAGGGAAAACTAAAACGTTTAAAAATACGTTGGGCTTTATTCCGTGCGTTGAAATTTTTAATAACGTCCGTGGTTTTTCCACAGAAGGAAGCGGCGAGTTTGATGCGTTAGCAAATCATATTTGCACGCATGATGACATGGTTCGCACCATGCGCAAAAACATTCAGTTTTTTGGTAACCCGACACTGCTTTCTTCTCGTCCCAAAACCGACCTAATGGAATCGGGCGGAGAAGCCGTTGTTCAGCGTCCGTCGATTGCAGCAAACTCTGGCTTTACCGGTGCTGGCGCATTAAGTCAATCTCGGTTTAAGGCGGATCCAATCTATCGCGGCACGGATGGTCAGTTACGCGTTCCACGAGTGATTGCTAACCTGGAACCAAATGACCGCGTTGGCTACATTGTGCCGGACGCAATTACCGGCGACCAAAATAGTTTTGCCCGTCAATATCGAGAAGAGATTCGCACCGCCTTGGGCGGCGTTGACGAACTTTCTATCTCTGCAGGTGTTACGGCAACTGAATACAAATCTTTGTTTGGCCGTGTTTCTGCTACAGCAAAGAAAAAAGCGACTGCAATTTATACGTATGGTATTTGTCGTTGCTTGGAACTTATTATTTATCAAGAAGAAAAGCTGTTCCGTGAAACGTTGGCCGCTGCTGCTGGCCTGGAAAAACCACTTGAACTTCCTGAAACGGCGACAGAAGAAGATATTGCGGCTTACGACCAGGCCATGAACCTTTTTAACGATCAAGTAAAAGGTTTAATGATGGCCTCACTTCAAACGCAGCAGATTCCCCCCGGCGTTACCGGCCTCATCCCTGATGGAGACCTAACTGTTCAGTGGCGTTGGCTTGGTCCCGTTTACGAAGATTCCACGCAAGATATCTTAAATAACTCCATTGTTGTTAGAAACCTGCAAGAATTAGGTGTTGATAGCATTGAAGCACTGAAATACCTCTTCCCGTCAAAAACGGATGAGGAGCGGGCCGCGATGCTATCGGGGTTCCCGTTCAGGATGGTGAACGAATTGCAGGGTGCATACTCTCAGTTCGCTCGCCTGGTGGGGGGAATGATGCAGACCCCTCACCCGCAATCACCGGATTTACCGATGGCTGCGGATCCGCGATTGGATTTGACCCCATATCTGTATCGCACCCTAGAAGCATTACAAAAGGAGATGAGTTATGCAGGACGCTACCGTCCAATCGATCCCACAGACGAGCCAAGCACCAGTGGCAGTCGCCCCCAGCAATTACGTGGCGGCAGCACCGGCAGCTCCAGCGCAAGCACCGGCTCCGTATCAAGTGGGTATGAGCTACCCCCAAGCGGTACCTCAGGCAGCCCCCAGCTACCAATCAGCCCCTATTCAGTACGCCCCCCAATCCCAGTCGGAGGCCCCGGCCAACAATCCCTGGGAATCGGCGTTCAACAAGGTGGTGAACCTGCTGAGCGCACCAGTTCAATCCCCGTTCCAGGGTCAACCGTCGCAAGCGACACCTCAGTTTACCCCGGCCAATTACGGACAACCCAGCAGCCAGGGTACGTTTCAATCGGCTCCGCTGACATGGTCGCCCAACCAGGCATCCTCGCCCAACTATTCCCAAACCTCCTCGAGTCCCTCCTTGGAGCAGGTGGCCGACCTGGTGGGAATGAGCCAGGAAAGCCGTCAGGTGATGGACGCGTTCGGGATCGAGGCGCCGGCTCTGCTGAACAACTACGCAGTGCAACTGGAAAGCCTGGTGGACAGCGCCGTCGCGTGGGGAAACAACGCGGCTAATCTGATTACTCGTTACGCAAATTTTGCTGTTAACGAGCATCAGGAGAACCTGGCCTACAACGAAATTTTGACTAACCCCGATGTGCTCAGTGATTACACACTGAAGTTCTTCGGTCCTGAAGGTCCGTATCCCGTGTACGAAAACGAAGCTCAATTGGAGACCCGTGGTTATCCCACCGCTCCGTTGAATAATGCCATGGCCCAAATTGGCCAACTGCCCGCTCCCCCCACCGCTGCTGCTCCTCAAGCACAAGGTGATTTCTGGGGCTCGTTTAATGAGCAAATGACTCGTGATCCTCAGAACGCCTGGCGTCTTCTGAATCAAGCTCAGCCTCAGGCCGTTGCAAGCAAATTGTTTGTGATGGAATGATATTTAGGTCGGTAATTTGTTTAATCAATGAATAAATTACCGACTGCTAAAATTTGTGTTAGATAAGACACATGGTGTCTGATTCTTTCACCCGACAAAAACTTCCCCGAGATTCTGGAGGATAACACAAAGTGTTTATCGATAACGACTTTCCTAAGATTCTGGGCGCGGAACTCTACCGTCCCCATCCTGCCTATATTGCTGAAATGGCGGTTGAGCCCGTGGTTGTCCACGACTTCACTCGTCAGCCTGGTCAAACCGTTCAGCTGGATCGCTATAAGTTCTGGGGTACCCCTGGTACCAAGGACAGCCGTGAGCGCGTGTCCGACCAGACCATCGGTACTGCCAACAGCCGCAACATCACC